CCACAACTCGCATCCTTAGCGATGTGAGAAGATTAGTATCGATAACGTTACGATAATGTAACATCCCCAATAATTGTCCAGTTGGAATTGAACTAACATCAAACTCCTGGTTAAGTTTCTCATTTATTGCATGACATACCCACTTTGAACGGGATTGTTGATAGGATAACTCCTGATCAAGCCGTGTCTTCAAAGACTGAGGCACAGCAATGGACAATGCGACGCTTGGGTCAGTAGACCTGGGGCGACTCATTGATACCTCTCCTCGTAATCATCATATTCAACCATCCATAATGCTGAATCTTTGTCGTAGTGATATTGATTTACACCGTCTTTTACGCCTTTCATATACATCTCTATTAATTCAGAATCTAAAATTTTGCGTGCTAGCCACTTAATCATTGGTAACACCTTGCACAGTTAGCTACAAAATTAAAGTTTGCGGGACAGTATTGAGCATCATGAGATACTTTTGTGTATTTAAAATTGAATCCTGATGTCAAATATGGGTTATTTCTACAACCAAATACGGCTAAACATGATGAACATTGTATGCACATAACACCCCTAGATGGCGTTTCCTTATAGTTTCATTGGTAATGAATGTAGAATAAACCTATTTTTCTTGTAGAGTGTGGTACTACGTACTACTTACACCCTACAAAACGGTAGAGATAACTAGGCTATGACACATCAAATACTATAAACTACCTCCTGTCATGATAGGTTATGGCTAAACAAGAGTCCTTTTTTATTAGAGCAACAGTAACCCCAGACGACAACGAAGCATTTACGCAAACAGCAGTGGATTTATCATCCTATGTTAATGCACTAGGAAAGTCCATCCTAAAGATTAGAGCAATCGAGGGAGAATGGTGTCAAGGTCCTAGCGGTGCTATTCCTAACGGTGCCCCAAAGATGGATGCTGGTCTATCTGGAGAAGCTGTTTGGCAATTAACTACTCAATCTAATACTGGCTTGGTTAGTCTAGATGACAGAACAACCATCGCTAAAGGTATGCTATGGTGCCACAATCAAGACGGTGCTTCAGCAGTTCCTAGCAATGTCTACAACGACTCCCACCTACCTCAACACTACTCTGATGGTTTCCTTGTAGCAGTTGAAGAAGTCTATCTAGGTGCTTTTGGCGGTGGCGCTTGGGCTGAAACCTCAGACCTAACTTTCAATATAGTCTTAGAATGCGAAGTAATGACCCTTACTCAGTCCGCAGCAATGGCATTGGCACTATCACAACAGTGAAGGTGATTACAATCACTCCTGAACAACAAAAAAGGCTAGGGAAATTGCTCTCTCTTGGAGTTCCTTTAGTGGTTGCTTTACCTATTGCAATGGCGGAACCCGAGGAAGTTCTAGCAGAAGTTAATCGAGCAAACAAGGTTCTCTCAGTACCAGGTAATATATTGGCTAATCCAGCAAAGGCAAAACGCAAGGCATCAGCATATTCTCGCAAATACAAGACAGCGTTCAAGCAGGTTTCAAATCGATTCAAAAATAAGAATGGCACTTGGAAGAAAGGCGGATTCAGAGCGGCAGTTAAAGCAGCACATAAGGCGGTGAAGAAATGAAGCGTACTGGGCGTAGTGTATATCTAAGCGGTGCCGTGTCATTTGCGACTGCTGATGCTGTTGCTACTGATGGCGGTGGCAATGTATGTTATTTTCAAAACATTTTGGTAGATGAGAGAAGAGGTTATGCATACAAAGTAACATTCCTCTCTGCGTTTCCAAATGCTAGTCAAGCCACAGGTGCGGGAAATGTACCATTTGCATTACAATCCTTCTCCAGAAGAGAATTACTTCGAATGTCTAATGCGGAATTAATATTATACTGTGGTAGAAATACAGCAGTTAACACAAGTGGATTTATCGCAGCACAAAACAGAACCATTGGAATTTATGGAAATTCAACACCGGAGAAAGCATTTGAAGGAGTTAACTTTCAAAATCAATATGTTATCAAAGGTGATGCAATGGCAACACAATCATTGAGTTTGTGTGTTGATATGGAACTACTTGGACAATCGGCTAGTTCTGCAACTTACTACATAGAGCTAGAAGAATATGAAGTTACATCCGACGAAGAAATCCTATTGATTCTGTCAGAGCGTTCGGGCGATGCTGCGGGGTTGGCTGACTAATGGCAGCAGTATTAATTCTAACTAAGATTCTCAAAGAATTGAGGGAGATAAAGAGATGTCTCAAGGACTTGAAGCAATAGCACCAATAGACAAACAACAGAACGAGCGTATCGTTTGGTGTGAAAGGTTACTTTATCTTATTGTCCTTCTTCAATTTCCACAACTCGCATCCTTAGCGATGTGAGAAGATTAGTATCGATAACGTTACGATAATGTAACATCCCCAATAATTGTCCAGTTGGAATTGAACTAACATCAAACTC